AAGGCAAGGTGCTCGACGAATACAAGAACCCCTCGGCGCGCGCGACGGGCGGTCACCTCCATGTCCAGACCGACAGGCATGTTGACGTCCGCGTGTTGAATGCAGCCGGTAGCAGCGTCATCGTGCAGTCGAGCCAGCTCTCGGCAGGAGGAGCCGTTCCGCAATGAGCCAGAGCCCTGCCCTCCTGGCGCAGAAACTCGCGTTCCAGATCAGCCCTATCATCCTGACCAATGGCATCGCCCAGCTCATGGGAGGTGCGCTGCCGCTCGTCGCGATCACGGAGGCATTGAATTTCACGGTCGGGCTTCTGTCTGGTACCAGCGATCTGGATCTCGACAGTTTCTTCGCCAGCTTCGCGCCTCTGTCCGGAGGAAAGCTGATCGATATCGCGGTCGCGACGGTGCCGTTCGCGAACCAGGGCGTAGCAGCCAACGCGATCATTCAGCAGCCGTTGCGGATCTCGTTGAAGATGACGTGCCCAGCGCGCGGGGACGGCGGCTTCTCCGCGAAGTTGGCGACCATCACCGCCCTGCAGGCGTCGCTGGCGCTCCACACCAACCAGGGCGGAACGTTCACGGTCGCGACGCCGGCCTTCATCTATACCAACTGCCTCCTCACGGGCCTAACGGACGTCAGCGGCGGGCAGCCATCGCAGCCGCAATCGATCTGGCAGTGGGATTTCTACCAGCCGCTCCTGACCGCGGATCAACTGGCCGGAGCGCAGAACACCATGATGTCGAAGATCACCGGCGGCCTGCCATCTGATGGTTCGCTCAGCGGCAGCTCGCTCGACGTCAACCCGGCGGACTCTGGTGGGCTAGGTCAATAGAGACTCGCGATGGCGAAGACCTTCATCGATTTCGTTCCCTCTCAGATCCAAGCGCCGCTATTCAACGTGACGCTTGATGGGAACATCTACACCGCGATCATCACATGGAACCTGTTCGCGCAGCGCTACTACATCACACTGATGGCGCTCGACGGCACGGTGATTCTGACCCAGGCTCTGGTCGGGTCACCTATTCCGATCTCGATCTCCGCGCTGTCATGGGCCAACGGTACGGTCACGGTGACGACGGCCAATCCTCATGGCGTCCGCATCGGGCGAGCCGCCCTCCTCACCATCGACGGCGTCACGCCTGACGCCTTCAACGGCATCGTCCAGGTGTTGATCACGGGGCAGACAACGTTCTCCTACCCGCTCGCGGTCAATCCTGGCCCGGCCACGATCCTTGGCGCGGTCGAGAAGAACATCAATCTCGTGGCCGGCTTCTTCACGTCCACGCTCGTGTTTAGGCAGGACAACAATCAGTTCGAGGTGACGTGACGTGCGCTACTACAGCATCGAGATCGATGGTGGGCCGACGTACACGAGCTTTAGCAATGGCGTGACGAATCCAGCCGCGCTGCAGGTCGAGCTGGATATCCCCGTCGCACCGTTCGCATCGCCGGCAGCGAGCGGCGCCTTCGTGAAGATCTGGGGTATCGCGCTCTCGGATATCGGTCAGGCGAAAAACCTGCGGTTCAAAAAGGTGAAGGTGTCCGGCGGGTTTCAGAAAGGACTTCCCCTCGCAAACCCGGCTCAGGCCGGGCTTCTTGTTCAGGGCTTCATCTGGCAGGCCTTTGGCAACTGGATCGGAACCGATCAGTCACTCGATCTCGTCATCCTGGCCGGAGCGCCACCGGCGGACACGAACAATCCGACGACACCTCCGAACCTGACGCTCAATTGGAAGCAAGGTCAGGCCATGTCGGATGCAATCAAGACGACGCTCAACACGGCGTACCCTGGTTACACGGTCAACGCCAACATCAACCCGAACCTGAAGATGCTCGCGGACGAGCCGTCCTATCACTTCTCGCTCGAACAGTTCGCGCGCTATGTGAAACAGACCAGCAAGTCGATCATCAAGACGAACACCTATCCCGGCGTCGACATCAAGCTGGATGGCATGACATTCACGGTCTACGACAACACGCCCCCTCAGTCGTCATCGGATTCGACGGCCGGGAGCACGAACGGCACACCGCCGAACAAGTCGGTTGCGTTCACGGATCTGATCGGTCAACCGACATGGATCGAGGCGCCCTCCATCCAGTTCAAGACGATGATGCGCGCGGATCTTAAGGTCGGCGACCAAGTAGCGCTGCCGCAAACCCTAGTGACGAACAGCGCGCAGGCTCAATCCTCGTTGATCAATCAGTCGGTGTCGTTCCAGGGCAAATTCCAAATCGCAAACATCCGCCACGTCGGCAACTTCCGGCAGCCAACTGCTGACGCCTGGGTCACGATCTTCGACGCGTTCCCACTGCAGGTGCAGGCCGCATGAGCGGTAACTATCAGAAGACACCATTCTTCACGTCTCTCGCGCGGCATGGGCGACGCGAGATCAACACCGCGCTCGAACTCACCGGCAAGGCGCTCCCGGCGTCAATCGTCACGATGATGGGCTCTATCGCCACGATCAAATTCGAGCTGACAAACATCCCTTTCACGCTGCCGAACGTCACAATGCCGATCGCCGGATCGGAATACATCCGGCTGCCGCTGCAGGCCGGATGCAAGGGCGTCGTCTTCCCGGCCGATGCGCGCCTGGGCGCAGTCTCAGGCCTGGGCGGGACATCCACAGATTTGTCGACTCCGGGCAATCTGTCGGCGCTCGTGTTCTTCCCGCTAGGTAACAAGGGCTTCGCCGCACCGGAGGATGCGAACCAGCTCGAACTCTACGGCGTCGATGGCGCGCTGATCAAAAGCACCGTGAACAAGGAATGGTTCGCGCAGTGGACGAAGAACGGCGTCACGATTGCGAACAAGGCCGGCTCCGCGTCGATCGCGTGGAACGGCACGGCGTGGGAGATTAAAGGCCCTACGATCTTCGATGGACTGGTGACGATGAAGGGTAACCTGCAGATAGCCGGTAACATGCTTGCGCAGGATGGCAGCACATACACAGGTAACATCCATACGACCGGCACGATCACTGGCGACGCGGATGTGATTGCTGGCACGATCAGTGGTAAGAGCCATGTGCACACCAGCGGGCAGCCTGGAACGAATACGACAGCGCCGCATGCGTAAGAGGGCAATTAGTAATGCGTACTTATGGCCGCGTGCCGATCGAGCCCGGCGGCAAGCCGGTGAAATGGGTTGAGGTGTCGACCGACGCGAACGGTCTCAATGACAACGTCCATCTCACCACGCTCATTCAGGTGTGCAAGCTCAACAAGAACGAGTCGCCGTTCTATGGAAACTACGGCATCGACGCGAAGAACTCTGTGATCAAGCAAGTCTTCCCGGACTTCGACATCTGGCAAATTCAGCAGCAGTTTGCACCATTCTTTGCGAGCCTACTCGTTGCCAGGGCGCCAGGTACGACCCCAACCTACAACATCAACGTCACCACCAATCAGGGCGTTAAAGCCCAACTGCAAATTGCGACTTGATCGGGACCGACATGGCAGACCTTCCCATTGTTGTTACGTCCAGCGGCCCGCAGCCTCAGCTTCCTGCGACAATACTTGCAACGCTGCTCGCAAATATCCTTCAGACCAATCCGGGCTTCACCGCGAACCTTCCCGGATCTCTCGTCGAAGACGTCACGTCGACCAGCGTCGCCGCGATCGCGCTCAGCGATTCGGCCTGGGTGGATCTCGTCAACTCGCTCACGCCGTTCGGCGCAAATGCCTTCCTGCTCAGACAGCTCGGCGAGCAGTTCGGAATCCCGGTCGGTCAGGCGGGCAACACCAGCGTCTTTTTGCAGTTCACTGGCACGCCTGGCTTTCCCATCTCTCCGGGATTCACGGTCAGCGATGGCGTGTTTCAATATGTGGTCATTGATGGCGGTATCATCGGATCTGACAACGGCACCGGGGTTGGCGTTTCCCCGCTTATCTTCGCGGTCTCAACGCAAGCCGGATCATTCGCTGTCCCGTCCGGCACAGTGCAAGGCCTCATCACGTCGGTTCCGGACATCATCACGCTGTCGGTCACCAATCCGTCCGCCGGCATCCCAAGCCAAGCCGCGCAGACTGAGGGGGACTACCGGGCGATTGTGCTCCAGGCGGGTCTCGCCGCGTGCACCGGCCTGACGACAACACTCAAGACCGCGCTAAGCAAGGTCAGCGGCGTGCAGGCTCGCTTGGTCTCCGTGATCCAGCTGCCAAACAATGCCGGTTGGGAGATCATCGTCGGAGGTGGCGATCCGTTCCAAGTGGCGAACGCCATCTTGTCCTCAGGCATTGATATC